TCCTACACCGTTTGTAAGGCGGTCAACTATATTAAGATTATTGTTAGTGGTCGTACCCCATGTACCTGACTGCTCACCGTTTCTGATAAGCTCAATACCACTATTTGTTGCATATGTACTTGGCATGTTTTTTCCTACGCAGCTACTATTTCTGTCCAGACAGTATCATAATCTGGAATTATTCTACCCCAAACTAACACACTTCCCACTTGTCCGCTAGCCGCAACTCCTCCAACTGTAGCAGAAGAGCCACCGCTCACGGTAACTGTACCAACGGCACCCGTTGCAGCCAGAGACACAGCAGGTATGACGGCTGTTGTTCTTTGCGTCACTGTACCAACACTCATGGTGGCGGCTAAACCTGTTTCAGGAACAATCGCATCACCAATAACGGTGACTTGATGTATGGCAGAATTAGCCTGAAGACCTGTAATCGTTGGCTGTACGTTAATAACTACATTAACAGATCCAACCGCAGGTGTCATAGCAGAAACAGTCGGAAGATTTACTAACGCCGTGCCTATAATGGTAGGCAGTGTAACTTCTCCAGTTCCTGCTACTCCTGTGAGATTTACGTCCACATTCGTAATCGGTGTTACATCATTTGTAGAACCTGTTGCAGTCAAGCTACCAACTAGGACAACTGTACCGCCACCTACACCAACACCTACCGATCCAACAGCGCCTGTACCAACAAGACCGCCTGCTGCTAAGTTGTTATCTGTAACAAGAGATACTGTACCAACGGAACCTGTTGCACCAACGCCTGTTGCCAGAACGCGAGTAACGGACGCATCATCGCCTATCGGTACTTGAGCTATAGATGTTGCGCCAAAAAACATTTAGGCTACTCCAAGTTTACTCAGAAGATTCTTCTTCCTCTTCCTCTGGTGGGGCTGACCAAGTATCTTTATCAGCGTCATAAATCCATCCTGCTTGTACATCATCAGGACACTCTACAAACTCAGAATGTAAGTTTGCATGAAATCTATCTTTATATGTTGGAACGACATCCACAGCTTGGTTGTTTATTATTCTACAATACATATCAATACTCCACGATTACACAGCCATCTGCACCATTACCATACGGACTAGACGCAGAGCCACCTGATCCGCCACCGCCACCGGGCCAACCTCCTGCACCCGGATTTGAACCGTTGTGGGCTGCACCACCACCTCCGTTAATTCCATAACCCTTACCGCCATCTTGAACACCACCCGGGCCAGTGCCAATCATATCAATACAGTTTGGAATCGCGGCGGGAGAAATATAAAAGACTGAAGCTTCTGGCGATTGTTGTCTGCCTTCTGCCCCTGTCATAATAATTCCAAAAGTTCCATAAGTTGACCCTTTACCGTCTGACGTATAAAAACCTCCGTTTTTACCAAAACCACCGCCTGCGCCACCCGGACGACCATAAGCGCCAGATCCAGTAGGATAGTTACCACCACTGTATGACCCCGGATTTCCTCGGCCAAATATACATGCTACACCACCGCCTCCAGAATAGTTTCCTTGAGAGTCTCCTCCTTGGTAATTAACAGTGCCACCTGATCCTGTTCCACCCGCTTTTTGAGAGGTATTTGTACTAGATCCTGTACCGCCTGTAGCAGAAATAAGAGATCCAAAAGAAGAAGTTCCTCCTGTTGCACCATTCTGACCGCCTGCGCCAACGGTAACTGTATGACTTGATCCTCCTGTAACGGTAAAAGTTCCAAGAGCAAAGCCACCCCCTGCACCCCCTGAGTATGAATTTTGGGTTCCCCCTGCACCTCCCGCACCGAAACAGCGAACTCTGATGCTTGTAGTTGCAGTAGGCACTACAAAAGTATAAGCCCCTGCACCCGCAAATGTCATAAGCTGTCCTGAGCCAAAAGTCCCTGTAGCCCAGTTATTTGTGGACGGAGCTAATGTTGTTCCCCCACCACCTCCTGCGCCGCCTGATATTACCGTTCTAGTCATTTTTAAGTCCCTTCATATCCCATTACCTGAACAACAGCAGTTTGCGTTGTTCCTCGATTACGAACTAAAATTCTATCGCCATTACTTAAAACGATTCCTGTTCTTTCATATTGAACCATTGATAAGTTTTGTTCCAAAATACCATCTGTTCCCAAAACGCCTATTCTTGTTTTAGTAGCAGTTACAGCCCCAGAGTTAGACGTAATTGTAGCGACACCTTCTGTTGCACTGTAGTCATCAGAGCCATAGTAAGTTGCGGCATCAGTCCAAGTTATTAAATCAGTTGAGTAAAATACTTCTTCTTGAGTTGCACTAGCCATTTGTGAAATTATTAAAACCCAAAGGCTTGTGCCAATTCTCATTGATCTACAAGTAGTATTGCCTATTGCGGTGCTTGATCCCGCTAAAGTAAAGGTTGATGGGTTAAGGCTAAAATCTGAAACATAAGTAGCATAATCATCATCAGTACCAAGATTTCCATTGTTACGCTGCCCTGCGCCTATCCCTAATATAGTATCTCTATCTGTGGTAAAAAGTTTTACCACAGAGTTGTTTCTTACCGCAATATAATGCTTGCCATCATTGGGGTTATACTCGTGGAATAAAACTGATCCCCCTGATTTAGAGTTAACGGAAAGACGATAAACGGCATTGTTAGATTCCTTTACTGAACGCTCCGCCGCTGTTGCTACGTTAGTGTCATTCCAAGTTGAATCAGGCATAGTACAAACGCTAATATAATCTGAACCACTACCACAGCTATCTATAACAAGCATTCTGCGTTGTGGTCGTAAATAAGGATGATTAAAGTTAGCAGAAGGCGTTGAACTACTCGTACTATTTACAGTTCGATACCAAAGAGTGCTACTTCCAGAAACCTCTCCTAGTTCAAATGTGTTTCCAGTATATTTAAACATAGCCCCCATATTTGAACTACCCATAGCCACTGTCCAGTGCATTAGCTTGCCGTCTGGTGCGCCACCTGATCCTGTTATTACAAGAGGATACGGATCTACTACGAGACAGTGGCCTCCTGCATTACTAGCAAACTCTCTCGTATATGTGTGGCTTGCACTTGCGGTTCGGTTAAAAATTATTTTGTAATATTCATCTTCTGTAGTAGGAACGGGATATGACTTTACCGTTATACTATTTGGAGAGGGATCTTGTATAACAATATCGCCGCCTGTGTCTATTTGTTCCGAAGTGTAAACACTATATGAAGCGCGAGATTGAGATGTGCTATTAAGAGTGTTAGCGGTTCCTTCAGTAGTGTAAAGAGTGCTATTAGCATTTGAATAAAATTCAAAAATTCTATAAGTTCCTGCGGCTATAATTGCATTAGCCTGAACCCTACCAATATAAGCCATAGCACCTGAGTCAGTAAACCCAGTGTTTGATATAGAATATTGAACATACGATACATCATAAGTTTCTGACACAGCATTTAAAGTTTCTGTTACAGCATTAGAAGTTGTATCAATCCTAATATCAAGATTCGTAGCCAATTCCGCAAAAGCAACGACAGAAACCGATGCTTCTGCTCCACTACTGTTTGTGTATATTGCAGAAGTTGCTCCAGGTGCTACCGCTGCTTTTCCTAAACGACCATTAGCCATATTCTTATCCTCTCATAAAATACACAAAACCAGTAGACGCTCCACTGGACGGTGCATCTGACCAAGTGGGGGCAGCGCCATTACCACGAGATGTTAATAACTGACCCGTAGTACCATAATTAGCACCACCGATCCCTAGCTGTCCAGAAGAAGCTACTCTAAACCTTTCTGACCCTGATGTTTCAAACGAAACAGTATCCGCAGCAGGGAATCTAATTGCTGTGTTGGTGTCCCCTGTGTGAATAATTTTATCGGCAATACTCACATCGCCTGTGACATCTAAAGCTGCACTTGGTGTTGCAGTTCCTACACCGACTCGATTGTTGGTGCTATCAACCACAAGCGTGGTTGTATCTACGACAAGCTCTGCCGCTGCGCCATCTGCTATAAAGTCACCTAAATCTCTTGCTCTAGTCATTATGTCCTCTTATGTAAATTGATAAACGTTAAGATTGTAATAACGAGAATTGTTATCAAACCATCCGCTAATTATTTTATCTTTAACAACACATTGAGCAGTCTGTCTTGTGCCTGATATTGCAGAGTTACTTCCAGCAATTTTTTTAAGGTATGAAAAAGCACTCTTTGGTTGATACCAAGGGCCAGTATGGTCAAAAGTAACTATTCTTCCATCTTTATCTTGATAACTTCCATCATAACATCTTTTTAAAGGCCAGTTTATTTTCCCTTGGTTTCCAGTTCCAAAATGATAATTTGAAAATATTTTTCCTCCACCTCCTGAAAAACTTCCTGGCTGTGTTTCATAAACATCAGGAGCATGACCACTTATTCCGAAATATTTTCTTCTTGAATAACTTGTGTTAGTGCCGTCATCTGTAATGTAATGACCTATACCGCCACCTTGAGGTGTAGGAACTAAAGCGAAACCAGTCATACCATAATCAGCATCAACCCCCAAGTAAGCTTCCGCATGGTCTTGATTGTTCATAGTTGCATCTGAAGGATATGTTATATGCACATTACATCTATTAGTGTTTCCGTTATATCGACCCGCTTGAATAATTCCATACCCCATACCTAAACCACAAAAATAATTGTTATCAGTGCTACGAGCCATGTTAGTGGTTCTATTAGTGTTTACATTTCCATTTCCATCTGTGTTTAACTGAACTGTATTCACGTATCCATTGTTCGAATACTGACCATCATTCGCTTGCAATCGACCATCATATAAAACAGTTGTTAATACTGTTGTTTCAATATGACCTGTGTTACTACTTTCACCCATTTTAGTTGCTGTAATAGTTGTGTTACCGTCCCAAACAATTTTCCAATAATGATATTTTCCCGTGCTGTTTTCAGAAAAAATTCCTAAACCCACTAGATTAGAACCAGAAAAATCTCGAATACTATATTGACCGCTAGTTCCAATTTCAGTGCTACTACCGACTTGTGTTGCGGATCCATCATCGTTTAAAACAAACAATTGAAAAACAAGATGATTACTATTGCCTCTAGATAAAACTGAAAAATGCGTATCTGACCAACTTGACAAACGAAAACCTTGATAACTATTTTGCAAGCTATTGCTAGATTGAGGATAAGCGACCTCAGTATTATTTAAATATGTTAAGTTTTTAAAACTGTCTATTGAAGGCTTTACTACCGTAGCACCACCACCACCGCCAAAAAAAGAACTTGTTGTACCCATTTTATTTCACCTTTACGAGAACGCCCATCCAATGCTTGAATCTACATAACGCAAGTATAACACAAGATATGCTGTATCTACAGTAAGATCACTTGCACTACCCATAATGTTACTTCCGTTTCTAGCTATGATATTATTTGTGTTGCCTGCTACTTCTGAAAACCTAACCTCATCGCCTACAGTGGGAGAACTTGGAAGGGTCAGAGTAATTCCTGAACCATTAACATAATAATGATTATCTTTTGAAGCTGTAGTATTTCCTGTAACTACATTTGTTGTGAAGCCAACACCAGTAAGCCCAGAACCATCACCTGTAAAAGCAGTTGCAGCTACTGTACCAGTAACAGTTACCCCCGTGGCTGATGTGGCTAATTTAGCTGCGCCGTTATGGTAAAGTGTAACCGGGCCATCAGATACAGATTGCACCATAAACTCACTTCCAGAAATGAGATTTATAGAAGCTCCATTAATTGTTCTGATGTTTAATTGCCCATCGCCGTTTTCATCAATATAAGAATTGTTTGAATCATGGTAGATCTGTAAGTCATCGCCTGCACCAAAAACGGCTTTACCGCTATCTGGAATTTTAATATTTCCACCATTGTCAACACGAAGTCTTTCGCTACCATCTGTCTCTATAGTAACGGTATCAACCGCAGGGAAACGTATTGCAGTGTTTGTATCACCACTGTGAACAATCTTATCAGCAATCGTTACATCACCACTAAAGGTACTTGTCGTGCCAGTAAGATCGCCTGTAAGCGTTCCGCCTGTAAGCTGTAAGTATCGAGCATCTGATTGGGTTTGTGTATAAACATTTGCTATCGTCTGTGTCCCATATGCAACAACATCGAGGGTGTCCCCTACCGTTGCGCCAGAAGCAAGGACAATTGAAGTCCCGTTTGTAGCCGTAAAATCTGCTGCTGAAAGCTTCGCTCCATTTAAAAATACTTCTACAAAGCCCACCGTGTACGAGACTGAAAAGGTTGTCTGGTTGGCTGTTGCAGTAAAGACGCTAGTAGTAAAAGTTGTAGGCTGTAAGTCTGCGGCTATCGCTGTGATAAACACAATAGCATCGCCAGATAGATTTATCGCATTACCGCTGTTGCTACTTTCAGAGACAACCCTAGTGAGAGTAGTCCCTGAAGCAGTGAAAACACCTGAACCTAGCTCAAAGCTACTTGTGCCGTCTTCTATACAGTACCTGACTGTATCTCCATCGGCTACTCCTGCTGCGGTAAAAGTTTGGAAACCGTCAACCGCTGAACCCAAAGTGATTGTGCCTGTACCCGTGGTTGAGGTTGTCATCTTGGCACGATTGACCAGTTTTACCATAGCGGCACTCCAAACTTAGTTGTTATGCAATACGAATGATTGCGTTACTTGCATCTGCTGTTGGGAACACGATCTGAAAATCCCCAGAGGTCGATGATTTGTTAGAGCCAAAATCAAGAACAACTACGCTTGGATCTCCTGATGCACTATCGTTATAGATCAATGCGCCACGAGCCGTAATTGTTGCAGATGTAAACGTAAGATCCGCAAAGTCAGTCAAAGCTGTAGTTCCTGATGTTGTTGGTGTTACGTTTGTAAGAGAACCACCACCCGCAGAATACGTTCCAGACGCACCGACTTCGTTAGAAGTAGTATACGCTGTAGTCGCTGCGTTGAAAGAAGCACTGTTATCATACAAAGCTAGTTTAAAAGTATTACCACTTGAATTGGTAAAGTTGTGTGTTGCAGTCATCAATTCTTTCTTGAATGATGTGCACATAAAGTTGCCGCTAAATGCCATTTTACAATCTCCTTATAAGCTCGGCTAGTTCAGGATGACCTGCGTCCTTGAGCGCATTATACACAGTTGTACGG